GGTTGGCTCTTTCTGCGTACTCGGACGATTTGTCCAGCTGTTGCTCCTGTAGTAAGTACAATCTTTTTAGTCGGAGAAGTTTCAATAGTGTAGTCAGCTGTTGGACCTAATGTTTTAACAACACCATCAATCTCGACTGTTACGTGTTCGTCCTCAAGGTATTCAAAAGTAAAAGCAAAGTCCGTCTGTCCGGCTGTCGCTGTATAATCTTGGAAAGTGTTAGCCATGATGTTAAGTGTATATTATTAATTATTGAGTGAGAAGAGCAAGTCCTTAGTCAGTTTGAGAAGATTTCTAATATAGATATAGGTCGTCCTGTTTCGTCTGCTTTCAATTCTAGGTTCTCCATTATTTCAAACAGTGGTACATCTTCTTTATTTATGAAGTCATCTAAAACTGTAGGGTCTTCAAGCATATCCTTCTGTGTTTGTTTGTAAAATTTCTGAAGCAAACTATCTAATTCCCTTAAACCTTCATTAACAAGAACATCAGGATTAGTCTCACTAGCTACAAAACCTTTATCAAACTTCTTATTCCAACGATTGCTGTATATTAAATCATACACAGCGTCTTCTAGGTATTGTTTTCTACCTTTTATTCTTACTTGAGTTTCCCTAAGTCTGCGATCAAATGCGTAAGATAACGTCATACCGTCAGAGTTCCTGAACTCAGTCATACGTATTCCGGGGTAAAGAGTAGCTGGCTTACGTCTTATATTACCGTGCGTATCTGTTGCTATTATTTTTTCAAAATCAGAACGCTGCTTCTTTCTTCTAGGTGCTTGTCTAATGATAGCTTCAGTAACCATTGTTTTATTAGAAACTAAATCGTTACCAAACAAATCAGTCTTCTTATTAATAGGCATAATGCCTAAAACAGAGTACATGACTCTATCGTAATATCGACCACCTCGTAAATCTGCTATGGCTGCGTCGCCGTTCGCCTCGTAAGCTTGCACAATTTTTCTAGCTTGAGCAGGTACAGGAACATAACTAGCAACTAATCGAGTGAATGCACCAGTAAGTACTTCTCCTTCTCCTCCTACAATCTCCTCAAAGTTCTTAACACCTTCTGCTAGAGGCATCGCTTTAGATAATTGGATGAGTGATTGTTTTAATACAGACCATCTATTTTGGTCCTTAGTTAATATCTTAATACCTTCACGCTCTTCAATTTCTTTAACACGCTCAAACGCAGCCCAGTCAGCCATGAAAGCTAGAGGGAATGACCAAGGTAAAGCAGCTGAGTAGTCACTACCAAATGCTTTAAAAGATTCCATTCCGGTCTTCTTCCTTTGGTCGTCTGTCATCCAAGCTAAAGAACCTGTAACATTACCGCTGGTAGCACCTAGGTAACCAATCGCACCTATAGACATAGCTATTAAAGCATCAGTCAATAGTTCGTTATTATACTTAGCTCTACGTACAAAAGCTGTTTTAAGTCTGTCATCTAGTAAGTTAAACTCTTCTTGGAAACTTGCTTTAGCGGCGTCGTCTAAATCTGGTTTAGTTAACTGCTTTCTAACAACATCCATCTCTAGTTCTATATTCCGTATAATCTTGTTATATGGATTGGATGTTTCACCGATTCTTTTAGGCAGTTCAAAAGGGGACGCTTCAAGTAAACCTAATGAACGCTTTGCAGGTGCTGCTACTAATCTAGCTCCTCTGTATACAGCTCTGATAGGTACACCAATATAAGGCAAGAAAGCATTGATACCGAAACCTAACAAACCATCATCATTACTTAAATCTTTTAGATTGTTAATGAGCTTCTCTGCTGAGTTAACATATACATCTTGCAAATCGTCAGTGTTACTCGCGAACAACAACTCTTCGCGGACTTGGTTTACTTCATCCATGAACTCGTGTGTATCATTTAATACCTCTAGTCCGTCACTGTCCACCCAAGCTGAGTTGTATAATTCTTCAGCTTTTTGTTTTTGTTTAGCGGGGTCGTTAGGAAATTCTAACAAAGCTTTCTTATTAGACTCAGCATATATCCTAGACTTCACTATCTGTCTTTTAAACACATCGTCTACTGTTTGTATACCCCGCACACCTAGAGATAATATCTGATGATACTTACCCATTATAACAAAATCACCTAAAGACTTAGCTACATTATCAACAGCTTCTGCTCTTCTCTTTGCATCTCTAGCTGCTTTAGCTATTAAGGCGTGTTCACCTCTAGGTAGACCTACCGTACTTATTTCATCAGCTAGTTTACCTGCTCGTCTATCGGTGGCACTTAGGTTCTCCGCAAACGTGCGTCTCATTGACTCACCTAATCCGTTTAGATCAGTTAACATTTTAAATGCACTAGCTGCTTCAATGTGAGCCATCTTGTTAGCAATCGGTACACCTTTATCTAAATTAGATAACCAAGTAGCAGGTACTCTAAAGAACTGTTTAAACCCAGCACCAATACCCGTAGGAATACCTGCGAAAACAGAAGGAAGCTGGTCAATCAAAGCCATCTGTCTAGCTTGCTTAACTCCTCTTATGAACTTAGTACCTTTAGTAGCTACATCCGCTTCCAGAGCTGCGAAGAAAGCTTGTTCCATATCTGCGTACAGCCTAGCGTTTTGCTTCTCTTTAGCTTCTTGTACCACAGCTCTATCTAAGTCAGCTAACTTCTGCTTCATCCTCTTCTTAGAGTCAGCAATCTTTTTCTGTAGTTCTTTAACTTTGCTCGGTTTAGTTGGCCCTTTTGGTTTTGGTGCTACTTCGGCTCTAAGCTCAGATATAACACCTCTAGCTTCTATGTCGGCAACTCTAGCTAGATTAGCTTCTAATTGCTCTATCTTTGCGACTTCAGCTTCTACTTCTTTGTAGTACTTAATCCTATCTTCTAAATCTTTTTGCTTAGGGTCTTTTGGTCTTTTCTTTTTAACTTTAGCAGCTGCTTCTTCTAGTGCTATATCATCACCAAACCTAGCTCTTAGTTCGTCTAGTTCTTTCTGTAGTTTTGTTAGCTTAGTTTGTACAGCTTTCTTTAAATCCGCTGCTTTCTGCTCCTCCGTTACTTCTTTCTTCTTACGGGCTTTAGCTCTTCTTGTTACTTTTTCGTCTATCGCTTTACCAGCTTCTTTTATGCGTGGTTTTATTTTAACAAAGTCATCGAACAAGCTTTTTATGTCAGCATCTTCAGATATTAATGTGCGACCTAACTTAGCTTCTAAGCTTACTTCTAATTTAGCTAAGGCTGCATCCTCTAATCTGGAACGATAACTATACTTAGATAACCACCTATACTTATCAGAATCACGACGAGCTGCTTGTAGTGTTCTACCTCCGGTTGTCTCTGCTATATCTTTTACTTCAGTGTTTAGCTTACGAAAGAACTGTACCTCAGATAACATAGCTTCGATAGTATCTGTATCGTCTGCGTTCTTAGCTAGTTTCCTTGTTAAATCATTTAGGTTTCTGTAGGTACGATTGTAAACTTTCTTAGCCTCTCTCTCAATCAATGGTAGCTCAGTAGTTACATTATCTTTATTTATCTTAGATACCCTATCACGTAGTACATCAAAAGCATCTTCTCTTTCATCGTCTACTACACGTGGTAACTGTTCTATTTCAGGCTCTTCAACTTCTGGTTTCTCTTTATCAACAACTGTTGGTTCTTCTTCAACTTCCTCTTTCTTAATTAGAGGCTCGTCTATATCTTCTACTTCTTTGGGATTTGTTTCCTGTTTAGATAAAGCTTCGTCTGCTGTTTTGATCTCGTTAAGAGAATCGTCAATTAGTTCCTTACTTTGTTCTAAGGTAGCTATTTCTTTCTTAATCTTAAATTGACTACCACGACCTTTACCTTCTTTCAGTCTTTCTTTTAAATCGTCTATATCCTTGTCTAATCTAGCTTTAGCATTCTCAGCAGCTTCGGCGGCTTTACCTCGTCCCCATTTACCAGTCCTAGACCACACCGAAAATAAACTATTAAAAGTACCACCAGCTAAACTAGAGAACAAATAGTCATACTCATCTCGGTCTTTACCGTTCAACTGTGCCTCAATCTCTTGTCTCATGGCAGACTCCGCTAGGCCTAAAGCAGCACCGCTAACAAAAGTTTTAGTACCGTTGACAAGCATCTCTCGGCCTTTCCAAGCATTAGCAGCTCCAACACCGGGTCCTAATCTAAAAAACTTATCAGCTGCTTTAGTAACAAGACCAACACCGAACACAGAGGCAGCAATCATTTCACCGCCTGATACCTTGTCTTGTAGTCCGTAAGCTTGCCTTATCTTCTGTCCTATGAAATTAGAAGTAGCCCATATAGCAGCTTCAGATGCAGCAAGTCCTACAACACCTCCTATAGTAGTGGTTGGTTCTGGTGTTAGTATACCTACAGTCGATATACGCTTTGCGTTATTTAACCACTGTAAGTACTTCTGCGATCTATGTAGCTTGTGGGTAAGTGCTAAACCTACGCCTAACTCAGCACTAACACCTAATGCAGTTCCTGTTATATGCTGTCCTGTACTTAGTTCCTGCTCTGCTATCTGTCTCGCTTCAAGTACTTCAGGTGCTATAATAGCAGCTTCTTGAGCTACTACAGGTTCTTCAGTAGGTTTAGGGGTAGCTATCTTTTCGACTTGCTGTTCAACTTCTTGGTTATCGGCTTTACTTAATCTAGATTTAAGCTGCTCCTTCCACCTTTTGTATTCTTCCTCAGTCATTCAAAAAAGTCTCTTGACTGCTTGAAAATTGTAGCATGGTCTT